CCGCGGACCGCGACACAGGATGGAGCGTGTTGCCAACCCTGTCGTATTGAGGCGAGATCGGGCCGCGGTACTCTTTGTACGCGTCCAGCTTGTGGCGCCCCAACATATCAAGATACCCAACGCCCGGACGTAGCGACGGATCGCCGTTCCCATAGTCGCAGTTGCCGTCCTTGGTCGGTATGCCCAGGGCGTCGATCTCCGCCGCTGCGGTCACGTCGCCGGTCTGGAGCGTATACAGCGATCCACTTTGTGTCCCGCCAAAAACATTGTGCCCGGAGTTGGTGAAATTCACCGACCCGCCTTGAAGCGAATTTTCGATGTACCACGTGCAGTTGTCGAAAATGGTGTTCCGGATCGACGCGGTAAACGCCGCGGACGTTTGAAAATCAATCCCCTTGGCCATGCCCGTAAGACGGCAGTTGAGTAATGCCAGGCTCCCGCTTGCCGCGAGAACGGGCACAATGATCGCCCCGGAAGCGTTGCCGCGAAACAGACACGCCGTAAATGCGAGTACGGCATTTGCCCGGATATCGACCGGGCGAGTATAGCCCGTAGAACAATCAATGTCGCATCGCTCATACTCGACAGTGCCATAGTTCGCGGAGACCGTCGGATTGGTTGTGCCGTAAGGCGCCAGGCGGCTATCGTAGCAGGACACGCCGTCCGCAACCTCTCCATTAATTGTAACGTCGTGCATGTAACTCGACGTGACAATCGAATCGGCGCCAAGGCCGTTCATCGCGGCGATAGCGGCATCTCTCTGCGTATGGATCGACCCACCAAGAACCCATCCGCGGTGCCCATTGTGGAATGTGACAACCTGATCGCCTCCGCCCGGGCCAACGCCGTATATTTGGCAGTTGTATAGTTTTGTTTCGCTAGCCGGTCCGTGTGCATTCACACCACTTGCATCGAACACGTCGCTCCCTGCATCGTGGATCACGCAATCCCGCCAGTACGTTTTAGCCGGTGAGTCGTACGAATACACACTCACCAAATCGCCGGTGTTCGGGCCTTTGATCTCCAGGCGGTTGCAATAGAATGTGCCATCGCGAACGCGAAAACTCCCGGCCAGGCCGGTAAGATCGGCGGTGAAGTCTTCCAGCGTCACAGCGTTCGCCGATCCGCTCAGATCGTGGGTTTGAATGCCCTTTATTTCGCAGCCCGCCGCCGACTCTCCATACACCGTAACGCCGTTATTTCCGGCCAACACATTAGGCGTCAAATCGTATGCACCGGCGGCAATTGACACGGCGTCGCCCGCCGTTACAGAACCCGGCGAGCCGACAATGCCGACCATATCCATTATCTTTTGTGCGGTGTCTGCGTTGTGTACGGTCATTACGATCTCCCACGTATACCGTAGCGAGCCCACCACTGCCCACCCGCAAGGTCTGATTCCATCGAGATCACCGCGTAGTGGTTGGGTGTCACGTCTACCGGGATTGGAGCCTTGGCATAACCAACCGCCGTGGCCTCACCGACCATCTGCAAGTCAGGGTTGCCGCCGTGGTCAGTAATGCCAACAGTGATCTCCTGTTGTCGGGTTTGGTTAATCACTGAAACCGCCGCAGCCGAGAATTCTGTGATCCATAGCTTACAACTCTGGACAGCAGTATCGTTGACGAGTTGAATATCGAGCACGTTGCGATTACCGATATCGATCACCGCAGCTCCGCCGGCAACGACGGCAGCAGTGTCCGCTTCGACCTGGAGGATGTTGGACGCCCCTCCACCGTCGTACAGCACCGATACGACATCAGCGAAGGGGGCCTTGATTATGTCCAGATCCAAAGCACCTGCGGTAAGCAGCCCTTTGATGTCGATCAGCTTATTCACCGCCCGCTTCCACAGGCTTATGCCAGTGCGTGCTGTCGCGTCTTCCAGTGTTTCCGCAGCCAGAACGTCATCGACGGTCGTACCAAGTGCAGACGCGCTCAGCGCGGCCCCGGCGTCAATTGTGGGCATTGGATCGGCAGCAGAAACGTCACGCCCTGTCCCGTCAGCTTCGAGTATACCTATCGCGGTGATCGGAATCGGGATGCTCTTGCCCTGTCCTGAACCGGGTCGCAATTCTAATGTCCTGTTGTCAATCTTGCCCATCACACACACCTATCAACTGCTTCAAGCAGTCGCCTTGTTCAAGTTCTTGTCGGTTCCACTGCTTTGATGCAAGCCAGTGAAAATAGCTCAATACTCGTTTCTCGTCTGGATGCCAACCCTGGCACATGAACTCCATGTCCGGCAGAAGTGTCGCAACGCTCGTCCGTCTCGCAGCACCCGCAATCTCATACAACGCAGGACCCAAGCACAGCACAGGAACACCCGCCCACAACGCATCGTTTCCAGCGTTGGAATTGATCGTTATGACAAATCGTGCGCCCGCCAACGCATCGTCAAGCGAACCGTCCAGCGATTCAATACCATCCGGCTCCACCTTGCTCAACGGGTGTCGGCGGTATTTCGCTTCCAAGCCGCCCGGAAGATTCGCCAGCACCGAAGCACATAGCGTATCAGGGTGGTGGATCTCCGATTGTCTCAGTTGTGTGTCGCTTCCAGTTTGCCCCAGGATAAGAGCATACCCGCCATCCCGTGCAACTACTGGCAAACGGGGCGTTAGTAGCTCTGAGAGCATCCTGAACCGCTCAGGGCCGTCTATAGGGGCAGGTCCGCTGACCTGATGTGCCCATGATGCGGTGTGGTTGAAACCTTCGTGGTCGATCTGCGTGTAGTCCATTCGATCAAACCAGCCGCGCTCCATCGTAAAGAACTTCTTGCCGTCAGCTATCGTTTTGTTTCGGAGTTTGTGCCACCACTCGCGACGCGCCGTATTCCATGCAAATAAGACATCACAGGATTCAAGACCGTCCGCCGGCGGGACGCAGACTAGAACTTGATGCCCCAGTGCTTCGGCACCCGCCATGATCTCTTTGAAAACCTTGTGCTGTGCCCCGTTCCAGTCGCTATTGTGACATGCTAACCCGATAATCATAATCCAGCAGGCTCCATCCCAGTACATCGCTGGCAAAGCGTCAGCCCGGAATAGTCCTTCTCCTTAAACGCCTTCTGTTGTGGTTTCCTCGCGGCCAAAAGTTCATTGATTGTCATATCGTCCACGTTGCCGATCTCGTGTTCAAATTCGGCGTCAATGCAACATGAAGTCGCGCCGCCATGCTGCCCGATGTACAGCGTTCCCCAGTGTTCTCTGCATTTGGATCTGCGGTCCGTGGTGAATGGCACTACGCACAAGTCGCGGTCTTTGTATGCGTGCCTTCCAACCCTTCTTGTGGCTACTGGAACGCCGAACCGCTCGAACGCTTTTATCGGCTCGTCCGGGTTCCACTTCGTCTGCATCCGCTGAACTGCAAGGCCCGGAAGCTTGCCCTTCATCACCTTGCAGAAGTGTTCTGTGTTTCGTACTACCTTATCGAAATCCCCGCCCCTGAGACGTGCGTATTGAACAGGGTCCATCGTGTCAATACCTATCCAAACCTTCCAGCATGTCTTGTGTACTTCAACGAACCCCGCCGATACCAGCGAATCAGTCATCTCGGGCGTTAGCAGTTCCGCGTTGGTGTAGAAGGCATTGGTGACAGGCACATGGTTGCAATGCAAATGCGTGATCGCGTCCATGTAATACTTTGAAAGCAGCGGCTCGCCCATCACCTGCAATCCTCGCAGTTCGTGCCCGTTCGTCCTGATGTCATGCACGATCCGAACGAATCTATCCAATGGCATGTCAGCCTTCTCCCGCTTCATCACGGGGTGGCTGCACATCTCGCAAGCCATGTTACAGCGCGACGTTATTTCAATTCCTACTTGGGCCATTTATAACCCCATCTCCTGAAATCGTCGGCGAATCTCTCATTCACCATCTCGCGTAATTCGGCAGTAAGGTACGAGAATGGGGGCTTATGATTGCTTGTCTTGCATCGTTCTAACGCTGGAAGGCCAGTACGCAACCGCACCCTGTCCCATTCAAGTTTAATATTCTCAACCCTACCGCACCATGTGCTATCCGGTATGTGCCACGCCTGCGGCATGATATGGCCGTCACAGCGTCGCGGAGCGTTGCATGCCTTCTCGATCGGCCTTTGGGTTTACAACGTATATCCAGCCTTTGCCTTCGTAAACTCGATACATTCAATGGCTTTCAATTTGCTCCCAGGCGAATGGTTGACTATCGAACCGCCGGCGGATTGTATCGCAGAACGCATCTTGCAAAACTGCTTCACGACTCCTTCCCGGATAGGCTTTGAGTATCGTGCATCGTAGCCGGTCGAAACATCGAACGGCGGGAACATCTCAGCCATGCCACCGTGATAATCCACGCCGATAAGTTGAAAGTCTCGAACACCCCAATGCCATGCCACGTTCGCGGCCATGATAACCACGCTGCTGTTCCGCATTATCGAGGATTCGCCGCTGGCCTTGTCCTTGTTCTCGGTGAACTGCCAGTCCTTAACCTGCCTGACAAACTCGTCGCAGTCCGTGTTGCGTTCTGGTGCTGGCCCTACCTTGTAAACCTCGGCGGGACACCATATCTCAAAGTGAAACTTCCGCGATATCTCCATTGTGCTGAATAGCGAACTCCAGCAGTCTCGAATCACAACGGCGTCCAACCGGACGTTGGCTAAGGAGGGGAAAACCAACGCCCGGTTAGTGCCGATGTAGAGACAATCTTGCTGCCAGAACTCAGGCGGCATCAGGTCCACGGACGAACCGTTACCTATAATCACCGCTCGATGTCCTGTAGGTTTATGCAATCGAGTTGACCAAGTTGTAGACCAGCGGGAACTCACGGTGATCGTCGCCGTCAGTGATCCAGTTGGCAGCAGTGATAAGCACCGCGTCGGTCGGGTTGATGCCCGTCGCTCCAACAGCGATACGGAACTTCGCGCCGGTGCTGTTGTAGTTGACGGTGTACTGACCACGAACGATAGTGGTAGGCGAATTCGCCACGATGTTCCTGTCAGTCTCAACAGGCTTCTCGGAAACGATATCCGCACTCACAGCGTTGTCACCCAGCAGCAGCACACCGTACTTGGTGTAGTAGCTGGATGTCGGGGTTGAACCGATCAGAACCGGAGCGTCAACAACCAGGATCGGCAGGCCCATGAACTGATACCGCTGCCCATCGTTCAGAATGGAACCAGCCACCGTATCCAACGCTGTAAACGCCAGATTCGCTGTGATGAGGTTGGAGAAGATAAGGGAAGGCATCACCCATATCTTCATGTTCTGGCGAGCATCCGCCATATCCTGCATCATCGCTTCGGCAATCGCCGCCGTAAACGGTACACGGGCACCGGTCGCACTACCCGGCGTGTTGTCGGTATAGTGTGCAGCGGAATACGCGGTGGTGCCAGCGGCTGCGGCGATTGCAATAACATTGTTACGCAACGCCTGGAGCTGCGCCTGTGCAAACTGGTTGCCCAGGTTCGATGCAACCGTTGCATTTGAACCCAGCGATCGGTCGCTGAAGTCATCGGACACTTCGACAGGACCAAGGGAGCGGGTCTGGAGGACCGATGCACCGCTGTTGGTTTCCAGCTTCAGCGTGTCGATATCGCCATCGGTGGCAACATCGGCTCGATTGTCAAGGCTGGAAATCGTCTTGTAGCGGAGCGTCTCATAGTGCGAGCCGGGCTTTGTTGCCAGCATCGCGGGGGTTGATGTAAGGCGAATCGCGCCTGCCGAGGAAGCATTAAATACCTCCAACATTTCCGAAAGACCAGCCCACTGAGTCATCTGCAACTGTTCGGGGATGGTAGTGTCTGCAATAAGTGATACGGCATTAGACATGATTATTACCTACTTTCTTGGAAGCTTACTAAACGCCGCCTGCGCTTCGCCGGGCGGGAAGGTCGCAATCCATTGTTGATGTTTGTTCGGGTCCGCGAGTAACCCTTTCTGGGTTAAGCCCGCGTTGTCGCCGGGACTTCCGCCCGGATGCAAGCCCGTCCCGCCATCGCCGGAAGGCGGCAGGAAGTGCTTGTTGTCTGGTAGCCATGAAGTGACGAGGTTTGCGATATCCGCTGGGTTGCCCTCGACGAACGCCGGCTGCCCTTCAATGTCCATGACTGTAACGGAGGCTTTTCCGTCTGACAGATCGACCTTGACCCGACCTCGCAGCAGTTGTGCCGCTTGGTCGATCAGTTCGGGCTTCACGCCCGCCTTCCCGAGTTCTGTCTTGAGTGCGTCTGTTCCGAAGATTTGACGCAATCGCGTTTCCGCTGAATCGGCGCGTGCCGTCTCGCCGTCAGCCAACGCCTGCATCGAGGCTTTCTGCTTGGCAAGGGCCGTGTCGAAGTCGCCCTTCTTGACGAGATCGGCTTGCTCTGCCGCTTCTGCCGCCGTCTTGTTGTCCGCTTCGATCTTGTCGAGGCGGGTTGTGAGTTCAAGATTGGCAGCCTCGGCCGCTTGCGCCCTATCGTGATACTTCGCGCTCTCTGCGGTCAGTTTCGCAATCGCGGGGTCAACGGGGGGATCGGCTTTCGGGTCTGGTGTCGGATCTGCCATGGGAATTCTCCTACTTTGCCCTACTGGGCGACTTTGCCTTGCGGCGGACTTTGTTGTGTGCTTGCTACTGCTCGCACGAATAGCGGGAATCGGATTTGAACCGATGACCTGTTGGATATGAGCCAACCGAGCTACCAGACTGCTCTATCCCGCGATATGTGGCGACGGTCACAGGGATTTTACCCTTTCGGGCGGAGAAGACCTGCAACCGTCACCGTGTTTTATCCCGTCAATTCGGGGTTGTTCAGGAACGGATTAACCGGCCCTGTGATATTGTCCTTGACCATCAGTTCGTTCGGCACCAACTCGCACACGCAGGAATCCATGCACACGGTATGCCCGTCGCCGGGCTGATTACCATGCCACTGTGCGAATCCGCGGGTCTCACCGTGCAGGCTTGAGCAATCGGGACAAGCCAGTGAACCGTTGACAGCTACCCACGTAAATGCGCGATGACCAGCTTGGCGGAAGCTCGCAAGCTCTGCCCTTTGAGCCTCACGCCTGATAGCATCCCTGGCCGCGACTTGTACCTTGTTCTCAAGCCGCCCCATCGCGGTCATGACCTTGCGGATATTCGCCTGAGCTTTTGAGCGTAGTTTCTTCGCTGCTTTGATCGCCTTGACGTTCGCCGATGCCTCGGCTTTCGCCACTCCACGGTTAGCTTCGGCGAGCACCTTCCGCTTCGACTTCAACGCCCGCAGCTCGGCATCGTATGAATTGATAACGTCACGTCTCATGCGAACCTGGGCAATACCGTCCCTCTGCGCTCGAGCTATCTGGGCTTTGAGTTCGGACGATAGGGCCTTGGTGCCTGAATCGACTTCAGCGGCGAACCAGCGGGTATTAGCCTGCCTGTAACTCGACAGGAACGTGAGGTTGCTGCCTGTGAGCGTTGTGCCAGCTTCGACAGCCTCAGCACCACCGATAGCATTCAGGATCGGCACAGCGGACTTGCGACCGGACTCAGTAGCACGCGGGAAATACTTGCTCTTCATCAGGGCTACCAGACCCTTGCGCATCTGGGTTGTCTTGGGTCCAGGCTCGTTAAACAGGCTCAGCCGGGTGTACCGCAAGAGCAGATCGTCAATGTCCTGCTGCTGTTCAACGCCTGCAAGCACTCGGGCCTTGAGGTTGACCGCCGCGATTATCGAAGCAGCCATTATTCATCTTCCAAAGGCTCGGTTATCCCGCCCATATCGCCGGTGAACGCTTCGATCTGCTTGACTATTTCCTTGTGCCGGTCGCTGCCGGGCGTTACAAGGTGGCTGGCAATCTTCAGCAGGTGCGCCCGCATCAGTTCGGGAACCTGCGAGATACCTTCGATCTCAGATAATTTCTGCCCCTCTTCAGCAAGTTGCTGGAGGCTCTGAAGCGTGAATGTCTTGGTGTACTTGACGTCATACCCCAATTCCTCGAATGGAATCAAGCGCCCTTGTTCTCTCGATACGGCAAGGCGTACAATCTCACGTTCAGAGCGTTCAAGCATTCCAGCAGTAGCCGCAAGCTCAGAGTGGAGCGGGGATGATTCAAGAGCAACCTGAATACCTGATTGGGCGTTGCCTGTCTCTGATGCATTGAGCCCCATTACCTTGCCCTTGCGGAGCATCAGAAGGGACATCGCCGACAGCCAGTTCCGCTTCTCAGTGATGTGGGATACGTTCGCATTGACCGGCTTGAAGTCGGCCTGCGGGTCTCCGAACGCCACCATGTAAGACGCGCCCAACTCTTTCGGCATTTCATCGGCTTGGATACCTGTCGCAACGTAGAACGCCACGGTCATAAACAGGTCAAGTTGGCTCTGGGACGAAAGATCCAGCATGTACTGGGACAGAGGCGAAAGTTTGGACATGATCGACGTAGCAATGGCGTCGTTATCGTCATGGATGCTGAATCCCTGATACACTTGCACAACGGGCACAATGCCCATTTGGTGCGTACCTTCAGCCATCGTAGTCTCGCCGGTGTCGAAGTTCTCAGTATAAACGCGCCATCCTTCACGGTCATAAACAACGTATCTTTCCACTTCACCAGCAGCCGTCCGCTCGTCTATGCAAGGATCGGCGCCAAGGTAGTAAAGCACATAAAGGTACTTGTTCGCATGGTCGGTACACCAGTCGTAACGCTGTAGTGGCCCGAAGTCGGAGACGAACGGCTGTGCATTCTCGTCCGCTGCGGATACCGGCTCAACCAGCGTCGCGTCCTTGTCCACCAGGACGTCAACGCCGTTCACCAACGCCCCCTCGGTGACTCGACGCATGAATGAGTTAATGTCAGTCCCGCCGCCGTCCACGTTCGCAAGGAACGCTTCTATCTGCGATTCAAAGGGCGAATCTTCGTAATTGCGTACAGGCGCCTCACGCCAAAGCTCTGTCATGCGGATGTCAATCAACTCAGGCGCGTGGTCGAACTGTGCCGCCCAGTTCTTACGCAGGTTGTACTGCGTCAGGGCCTCTCGCTGCTCACCGCCCCACCGGTCAAGGTAGGTGCCGGCGCGCAAGACGGATTGGCGCATCTCAGCGAAATCGAGATTCGCCTGCCACTCAGGTTCGTACTCAGTCCACAGCGGGTTTTTTAAGGTAGGGTTGATATCTGACATCTATGAGGCCCCTGGTCTGCCAGACATTACTGACGGGCCTTGGCATTTATTCACGAAGAAGTATCTCAGTGCGTCGGGGATGTGCTCGTACTCTTGCGGGTCTTGCGGCTCGTCAATCCACTCCTGATTGACTTTGCGGTTGACGTAAGACTGCATCGCGGTGGCGAAGATTCGATTCTGGGGTGTGTCGACGTAGTACAGGCGTGGCTTGCCGGCGGCTGGGTTCAGGTGGTTTCGGACGAGCTTGATACCATTGTTGACGTTGCGCGACCTTTGGTCCAATCGGTAATGGCAGACAATACCCTCTTTCGCAAACTCCTCGATGTCTGACCGGCCTGTTTGGTCGTTCTTGTTGCGTCCAGCGGGGTCACAGAAAGTATCTCGAACGTCCTGGATTGCATGTTGTTTGATAAACTGAGCATTGGTGCTGACTTTGGCGGTCTCTGCCTTGTAGGTGTCCAGTAGATAGATTGTCCCGGCCTTGTCAACGCCAATCCACAGGCAGACGAAGGCATTGTATCCCCAGTCGATCGCGCGGTATATCGTCAGATCGTCAGGCCGCGTCAGGCACTTGTGCATCAGGGGGTCGAAGCTGGGGTAGACTAACCCGTCGGCGCTTGGCCGCTTGCACAGGAACTCTGCGTCGATGGTGGGTCTGCTGAGCTTTTGCCAGCACTTGATGGCGTCTTCGACAGCGAAGATTCCGAAAGGTTCAGCCGCAATTCCTGCAACCCCATTGCCTGTAGCTCCTCGGGCGTGTTCATACAATGCCCTCGCTTCGAGACAATCGACTCCGAGGGGACATTCATGACAATTGCTTCCATTGTCATGCCTCTCCTGCGGGCACTGCGTTATACACTCCCAGATATTCCACCGGTGCAGCTTCACACCGTTATCCGGGCACTTGTCGATCATCTTGCCCATCGAGCCGCCTACACGATGCCAGGTGCTTGCGTACAGCGTTCTGGCAGGTATGCCTTCCCGTGTAGCCAACATGCCCGCAGCGGCTTCGATAAGCTCTGAGTCTACTTCGTCGATCTCGTCAATGTACAGCCGTTGAACCTTCGGACCGCGGACTGATTTCTGCGAGGCGGTCAGTATCTCCATCTTGCCACCGTTTATCCGGGTGCGCTTGATGTTGACCTTGCCGCTAACCTGTTGAGGATAGACCGTGTGTGACCAGTTGCCCCAATATCCGTACAGGTTCTT